CGCCAACCTTGTAGCTCGGAATTGTGGCACCAGGCGCCCCCTCGTTGGCGACAAGGGTCTGCTGGGTGCTGGAGATAGTGGAGGACGGCAGGGCGTCCAGCACCACCCAGTAGGTGCCGTTGTACTGGCAGACCGCGACCAGGCCGGAGGTGATCACGGCGGGGACCAGGTTGCCGTTGAGGTCGTACTGCATGAGGCTCTTGGCACCCAGGCCTGACACGTTCAGGGTGTTCGAACCGGTAGTGCCGGCGGCCGAGAACGTCACGTTGTAGCAGTCGTTCGTGGCCAGGGCCGTCAGGGCTGGGGTGGGCGTGAGAACGAAGGCCGGAGCCGTGCCGGTAGCATTGAAGGCGGTGGCGGCCTGGGAGACCGCGAAGGCGGGGCCGGCCCAGGCCGCCCAGCCGGTCATGGCCGCGTTCGGGTCCTGGGTGTTGTTGGCGACGGTGCTGACCACCTCACCCATCCCGCTGTTGAGCTGGACCACGTTGCCGATCTGGTAGCCGCCAATGGCCGCAGCCAGGGTGGCCGAGAACGGGAACTTGCCCCCGGCGTTGACCCAGGCCTGGAACGCCGTGACCAGGTTGAGCGCCCCGTTGAAGTCGGCCCCGGACGGCGCCACGCCGCCGGCGAGCGGATTGGTCATGTCAATGGCGGGGAAGCCATCCATGAGGCTCGCGTTGGGAGAGAGCGTGGGGCCAGCAGCCAGAACGCCTCCGGTGATCGTGCCCAGGGCGTTGATCAAGCCCTTGTTGGGGCCGCTCCCGCTGGCCCAGGCGGCCGGGATAAGGGTAGGCAGAGCAAGCGCCATGGAGGCTCCTTAAATTGCGACAGGGTTGTATTGGCCCGAGAAGAGAACCCCGGTGCCGAAGGGAGTTCCGGCGCCACTCTCCCGGAACATGAACGTCTTGCCGGGCACGTACCCGTTGTACAGGTAGGCCATCACACCGGCCGGCCGGGGCAGCATCTTGGAGTTGATGAGGATGTAATAATCCAGCAGGCTCAGGTTGCTGAACGTGATCTGCATCTGCATGTTCCCGAGGTCGGAGCAGAAGGCGGCGCCGACCCCGAACAGGTTCTGCAGCAGCTGGTTGATGGCCGGGCAGCTGGTGAACGAGATATTGGCCAGGGCCTTGGTGAGGACGAGCATCCGGTAGGCGGTGTCCCCAAGACGGTAGAGCGTGGTGCCCTTGGATCCGTCGTAAAGCGGGGCGGACCCACCCGGGCCCAGGGGCGTGCCCACGCCGGACTCCCGGAAGTAGAAGCTGGAGTTGCCGGCGGGAATCGGAACCGTCCGGGAAACGCCGACGATCCGGCCCCACACGTCCAGGCCGTAGCCCTGGGCCGTCAGCACGTTCTGCACCTGGTTGTAAAACAGGGTCAGGTTCGCCGACGGGTCGATATAGCTGTTCATGTTCTGGATCAGCTGCAGCAGGATGGGCGAATTCGCGTACTGGGCCTGGATGGTCTGCTCGAGGTCGATCATGCGAGCACCAGGCTGATGGTCCCGAGGGCGGGCACCTGGTTGATCTGCATGGTCTGGGAGTTGGCCCAGCTGCTGCCGGTGCTGACCTGGACTCCCAGGATCACGACCCCGGCCGGCAGCAGGGCCTGGATGGTGCTGTTGAACCTGCTGCCGTAGACCGTGGCGCCGATCTGCGCGACCGGCACGCCCCCGTCGGCGCCGGTGAAGGCCTCGACCAGGCCGGTGCTGGCCTGCAGCAGGGAGAGCGCATTGCTGGGCGGCTGGGTGATCGCCGCCAGGGTGACCTGGACGTTGACCGGGGTGGGGACGGCCGCCGTGTACGAGACGTTGTACACCGGCTGGGGCGGCGGATAGGCGGAATCCGGGACCTGCACGGTCGTGGCCGACCAGACGGTGGATCCAGAGAAGTTACCGCTGCCCGGGGCCGAGCTCAGCACCCAGGCGGTGCCGCTGCCGGAGGCAATGGTGACCGCGGCGCCCGTCGAGGACAGGTAGGGCTGCCCGGTGGCGGTGATCAGGGTCTGGCCGGCGGCGATGACGCCGGAGGTCAGGGCGGTGACGGTCAAGGCACTGCCCACGCAGGTGGCAGTGAAGATCGCGCTGGGGGCGTAGTTGCAGCCCGGGTTCTTCTTCGAGAGGATGGCCTGCGCGATCGCCGTGGGGTTCCCGCCCGCGGCAGCCACGTAGAGGCTGTTCGCCGGCAGGGTGATGCCGCCGGCCATCACCGCGGCCGCCGTCGGATTCTCGTAGACGTAGACCGAGGACGGCTGCTGGGGCGGCACCAGGGACGCCCCGCTGGCGAAGACCGCCGCCCGGACCGCCGCAGCGAACCCCTGGGCGTTGACGGCCACGCTCGCCTGGCGCCGGGCCTCGAAGGCCTGGGCGTTCTCCACCAGGTTGCCCAGCTGGGTCTGGGTTGCCCCGGTGATGGCATCCCACCCGGGCGTGGTCTGGTAGATGGCGAGCGGGGCGGTGAATGCGACCGGGCCCGAGGCCTGGGAGACGAAGACCATGGGGAGCGAGCCGCCGGTGCCGATGGTGCCGCCCGCGCAGGTGTAGAGGACCCCTGCCCCATCCACCGCCACCGGCACCCCCGCCGGGATCGGGGTGCCGGCCAGGCCGACGCAGGCGCCAGTAACCTCGGTTCCCTGGGCCGGTTCCCGGGTCATCATATAGATGTTGCCGATGGCGTCCTGGGCCCGCCCGGTAGCGTACTGGGGATCGAAAGCCGAGACGGTCGCCAGGAACTGGGCGTCCGCATCGCTCTTGATGGCCGCCAGCGAGCTGGATAGCTGGCCCATGGGCGTGGTCAGGCTGCTGGAGTTGCCAAGCGAAAGGTTCAGGCCGCCCGAGAAGGCCGCCTGCATGTCCTGAATCACCCCGGCCAGGTTCTCGGCCGCCGTCGGGATGGAGTAGCCGCTGGCGGTCAGGGTCGGCGTTGGGACGTTGGTCATCCGGAGCTCCTCAGAAGGTGACGCCCGCGGCCGCGCCGGTCGCATCGGTGAATTCGAGGGTCCCGGTCACGGCCCCGGCCGCGATGGCTAGGCCGGTGGCATGGGCGGAAACGACGCCCGGGACGGTCAGCGCCGCCTGCTCCAGCAGGGCACCCACCAGGGAGGCGCTGAACTGCTGGCCGAACACCTCGGACTGCCAGGGGACGCCCACGGTGGTGTCAAAGTAGACCTCGCCCAGAAAGGTAGAGATGGCCGAGGCCACATCCTGGGCCAGGGCGGCGCCCCCGGTGGCCACGGCCAGGTTTCCCTGGCTGTCGAGCATCAGATCCCAGGTGCTGGGGTTGAGTTGGAGCGTGTTCATACTGGTGCCCCCGTGCTGCTGCCGCCCGCCGTCACGCCGCTGTGGACGTGGGTGTGGAGGCTGGTGCCGTTGCCCTTGATGTCCCCGGTGGCGGTGAAGCTGCCGGTGACACTGGCACCGGTACCGCCGGAGATCGCCATGCCACCGGACCCGGTGATCAGGCCGGTGGCCTCTACGGTCGCGTCCAGCTTGGTGTCCCCGGTGACCTCGGCCGTGCCGTTGACCTTGAGATTCGCGTTCACGGTGAGCAGCCCGGGCGTGAGCACGGCGCTGCTGCCGCCCAGGACGATGTTAATCCCGGCCTGCGTCACCTGCACGTAGCTGGTAGGGGGAGTGGCCAGGTTCCACCCGCCGAAGTAGAGGGCGTCGGCGAGGCTGAAGCGCCGGGCGCTGGCGGGGCTGGCGGCGGCCCCGGTCGCCTTCACCGAGCTGATGTCCCGGTCGGCGAACATGGCCATGCCGATGTCCCCGACCACGGGGTCGACGATCACTGCGTTGGCACCGCCCTGGATCCGCAGGTAGGGCACGCCGAAGATGGTGGTGTGGCCCTGGGCCGTGCCGTCGCCGGCCACCTGGTTGACCAAGGGCAGGACGTCGACGAACCCGACCAGAAGCCCGGCGCCGGCGTGGACCGCCTTCACCTTCACCAGGGTGCCCACGCTCAGCTTCGCCAGCTGCTGCTGGATCACGAACGACAGCTGGTTGAACTCGCCGTTGCCGGCCTGGATGGGCTGCTGGCCCTGGACTGGAGCGTCGGCCATGTCAGTTCCCCACCCAGGACGCGCTCACCTTGGACTCCCAGGGCCCGCCCGGGGTCTCGCTGGCGAGGTGGTGGCTGAGCCCGTTGACGCGCCAGGTACCGGAGACACCCTGGATCACAGATTTCACGCTGATGAGCCCGCCCAGCTTGATGCCCGGGTTGTAGAGGCACTCCAGCTTCAGGCCCTTCTTGTCGAAGGTGGGGTAGCCCTTGAGTCCGGTGGCCGCGGAGATCAGTGGCGCCGTGCCAGCCCGGGCGGTGCCCCGGGGGGCGATGAAGAGGATGCCGTCGTCGATCCCGAACTCAATCCCCGCGGCTTCCGCGACGGCCGCCGCCTGCTGGTACGCCGTGCCCGGCAGGTAGGGGTTGTGCAACTGGGCCTTCACGCCGTGGTTCTCGATCTGGTAGCCCATCTGGCTCGCCAGGGTAGACATGATGGAGGCTACCGAGGCCGCGCCCTGGTAGCTCTTCGGGGGCACCGGCTTGATCGCCGGGTAGTACCCCGCCAGTGCCTCCAGGTGGAAGTACAGCCCCGGGGCGCTCTGGTAGTCGACCCACGCCCCGGTGATCTCCCCCTCGAAGGCCGTGGCCATGCCGTTGGCGTCGCCGGCCAGCAGCTGCAATACGTTCTTGTGCACGGCCAGCGGCTTCTCGCTCTTGGCCGGCAGGGTCGTGAGCATGTTCATGTCGTGCTCGAGCATCCCGTAGATCTTCAGCTTCAGCTGGTTCTTCGATGGGTGGCCATGCTTTGAGATCTCAGCCTCCATGCGTAGGCCGGCGAGCTGCACGGTGTTGCCCTTCCCCGGCCCGAACGTCCCGCTGGTGAGCGTGAGGTTCGCCTGGAGGATGCGCTGAACGAAGCTGCTGCCTGCGGTCATGGGGGTCACTTCTGGTAGAGGGTGATGGTGCAGGACTGGCCGCCCAGCACGATGTCCAGCTGCTGCGCCGGCACCGCCTGGAGGGGCACCTGGACGGGATCCGACCCGGCCAGGTAGTAGAGGAGCTGGTAGCGGCCGTCGGGCCCGATGCCGGTGTAGTCCGGATCCAGGGAGCCCTGTGAATCGTCGAAGGCCAGGTGCCCCAGGAAGCCCAGGTAGGCGGCCGGGTCGATCAGGACGCAGTTCAGGCAGGGGACGCCGATCCAGAGGGTGCTGCCGTCGATGGCGAGGTCGCAGTAGATCATGAGTTCGAATCCGACTGGGCCTGGGCGATGACGCTGGCCATGGTCCGGGAAGGCGTCGCCGCAGGGGTCTTCGGCTGGGCCTTACCGTTCGTCTGGGTAGAGGCGCTGGCGGGCTGCTTCGGCTTCTTGATGGCCACGGTCGTGTAGGCCGGGGTGACCTCGCGGACCTGGACCAGGGACAGATCGACGACCAGGCCGGAGACCCCCCCGTTACTGCTGGTCTGCTCGTGGTCGTAGCTCTCCAATGTCAGGTTGAGATAGGTTTTCGTGGGGGTAACCACGTTGTAGAGGTTGGTGGAGGCGACCTCGGTATCCAGGGCCGCCTGGAAAGTCGCCACCCGGTCCTGCCCGTTCACCGCCAGCCGGACCTTGGTGGTGAACGGCTCCAGCACCTTGTTGTAGGAGGCGAAGGCGCCCTCCTCGACCGGGAAGGTCGAGGTCTTGGCCTTGGCGCCCATCTTCAGGTCCAGCACGCTGTCCACGTCGAAGACCAGCGACCCGGCCGTGCCGCTCGCGGATCCCGATGCGTAGTACAGGCCCCAGCCTCCAGCCATCAGGACACCCCACTATCAGCCTGGTCAACCAGAGAGTGGGACTTGATCGCCCCGCCGATGCCGGAGGCGATGCCCTGGGCGTCGGTCGCCTGGGTCTGGATGTTGATGGGGCCGTTGATGGTGGTCTGCCGGGTGCTCGTGGTGGTGGCGTGGCTGTTGGAGATGGAGGACGGACGCAGAGCCATGCCGGCGCTTGCCGGCGCCCCGGCGTAGGCGTGGGTTAGCCCTGTCACCGCTCCCACGTCGCCCACGGCCGCCTTGACGGCGCCCACGGCCCCCTTCACGTTGCCGTGGAGGACGGCCGCGATGAAGTTCCCCTCCTGCTTGTAGATGTCGACGATGGCCTTCAGCTTCTCCCAGATCCAGTTGAGTGGTGCCATGGCCGATTCCTTCAGGCTCTTCCACATCTTCTTGCCGGCCTTCTCGATGTCGAAGAACGCCAGGGCCATCCAGTACACGATGTCTAGGCCCACCTCATGGAACCAGTGGCCCACCTCTTTCCAGTGGGTCACCAGCAGGTAGAGACCGGCACCAATCACCGCGATCGCTCCGATGATCAGATTCATGGGGCCCAGGGCCATAACCCAGGCAGCAGCAGCCTTGACGCCGGCAGCAGCCGCACTGGTGCCAACGAAGACGAAGGCGGCCCCAACGCCAATGAGCGCCGCCTTCAGGATGTCCGGATGTTCCTTTGCCCAAGCGGCAATCTTGGCCAGGCCTTTGCTCAGACCAAGGAGGGCGGGCAGAAGCAATTCCATGATTTCCTGACCGGCTTTATTGAAAGAGGCTTTCATCCGCAGGCTTTCTTGTTCCAGCTGTTCGGCCTGCTCACCCTGCTCTTTTGTAGCGACGCCCAGCTTGAGCTGTTCATCAGTCAAAGCTTTCATGCCGTCCTTCCCTTGGGTCAGAAGGCGAATGGTTCCCTCGTCGAGCCCCAGGCGCTCTCCCAGGCCCTGTGCCTTGGCCTCGGACATGCCCTTCATTTTGTCGGCCAGCAGCCCCATGACGCCGATGGCGTCCTTGCCCTTGAGGGAAACGGCAGAGATCCCCAGGCCGGCGAATACCTGCAGGGCCATCTTCGACCGGGGCCCGTGGATGGCGATCATCTCCAGGCGGGCGTTGAGCCCCTTCAGGCTGGCATCCAGACCCTCGCTGGTGCCGCCCACCATCTTGACGGCGCCCTGCAGTGCCTCCAACTCCTCCACGTCGACGTTCAAGGTTTTGGCCAGCCGGCCGGCCGAGACCTCGGCCTCGAGGGTCGACTTGATGAACTCAACCATGCCAGCGGCGGCCGCCATGATCCCGAAGAACTCCAGGGCCGCCTCGCCCACCCCCTTGAAGAATTCCTTGCCCTTCTCGGTCTGCTCCTGGATCTTCTCGGCGGTCTCCCTGGCCTCCTTGATCAGGTTCTCTTTGATGGCGTGGGCCGCCTGCTCCTCGGCCTTGATCACGTCCTTCGCGGTGGCCTTCGCGGCGGTGATCTCCTCGGCGCTCTTGCCCTTGGCGGCCATGACGATGGCCTTGGCGTTCTCCGAGGCCTTGCGCACCAGCTCGTCGTAGAGCTTTTCCGCTTCCTCCTCGCCCTTCTTGAACTCTTTATTGTCGAGCCCGAGCGTGACGAGGAAGGCGTCCAGGATGGTGGCCATTATTCGGCCCCACGCTTGGAGGCTAGGCGCTCGTTATGGTTGTCCACCGCGATGATCTCCAGCATGTCGTAAAGGTCCTCAAGGCCATAAATCGTTTGCAGTTCCGAGAACGTGGCGAGCTTGCGCGAGGCGACTACACCGACGCGCGGCGGGACATTCTCGTAATTGGCGCCACCGTCGAGGCCGTCGTCGCCGGAGAGGTCGAGGGCGCGGCGGCCGGCGAAAAACCCGTGTGGAGCTTCAGCAGGGCGCCCCGTAGCTGGAGCAGGGTCCCCACCTCCTCGATGTCACCGGCGGACTGGTTGATGGGCCGGTTGAAGTCGCAGTTCTTCTTCGGGTCGGGGATGATGCGCACGCAGGTCATCATCTCGTCCAGCAGCGGCTCGACGGACTCCCAGCGGAGCCGGGCCAGGCCGCCGAGGAGGCCGGAGAAGACCGCTTGCATGGCGGCCGGGGCCAGGAGGGCCTCCATGCCGCCGCCGACCAGCTCGTCGGGGATCTGCACCCCGGACTCCATGAGGGCCAGGAGCGCCCTGCCGGCCCACTTCTCGGCCTGCATGGCGGGCATCTCCTGGAGCAGGAAGACCTTGCCCTTGTCCCGGCCTTCGGTGGTAATGGTGAAGGGTTCGCTCTTCCGCATCACAGATCCGTCTTCTGGATGAGTTCCCAGGTGATTTCGTAGGTGAGCGGGTCCAGCACCTTCTTGGCGTCGGGCACGTCCTTGTAGTCGGTGAGGAAGCCGCGCGTGCACGTGTATTCCTGGCCGTTCGCGTTCATGGTGATAGTCATGGACGCCGGGATGGAATCCACCGGGGGTGTATTCTCGGCATTGGCCCAGTCGTCGAAGACCTGCTGGCTCTCGCTGGAGGCCTCCAGGTGGATCTTCATGACGCGGGGTGCGAACTGGCGGCCACCGCTGAGGACACCATCGACGCCCATCCGGACGATGTTGCCCTTGATGCTGGCCACGTCGAAAATGTCGTCGGCCTTCCATCCCTGGAGCTGGATGCCCTGGTCGTAGACGCCCGGGATCACCAGGATGATGACCGCGTCGAGAGAGGTGAGGGATCTGGTCATGAAATCTCCTTACTGGATGTAGATCGAGCCGACGTTCAGGGTCTGCAGGCCGAAGGCGCCGGTGTACCAGAACAGGCAAGGCGGCGTGGTGGTGGGACTCGACGGCGTGTTGACCTGGAAATACCAGCCGACCGAGTTCAAGGTCTTGTCGATGGCCTGGCTGGCCTGGCTGTTCACCAGGGCCACCTGGGTGGAGGTCAAGGTCACCCCCTGCTGGATCACGCCCGCCTTCAGGGCGCTGGCCCACAGGCTCTTGCAGGCCGCCTTGATCAGCGCGTAGCCGGCGGGGTCGTTCGGGATGCTGTTCGCTCCGGTGAACATGTTCATCTCGCACAGCTGGATGTTGGCATTGAGCCAGATCGCGTCGACATAGGCTCCGATCTGGGCATAGGCGCCGCTGATCCGTCCCGGGTAGAGGATGTTCCAGCTCGTGGCGGCAGTGGCATAGGTGCCGATGTAGTTCAGGCCGTTGGCCACCACGTTGGCCGCGGTCACGCTGTCGGTCACGCTGGGGGTGATGGTCGCGTTTGGGGTCTTGAACTGGTGATCGATGCGGCCGTTGCTCACGCCGTAGTTCGTGCTGGCGGTGAGAGACAGGTCGAAGGCCGACTCCAGGGCGGTCAGAAAGCACGCGGTGCCCTGGACACTGTTCTGGGTCAGCCAGTAGCCGAAGCCCGTGTAGGACGCGTGCGCGCCCTGGGCGCTGGCGTCCGTGGAGTAGGGCACGTAGTAGAACTGGGTGGGGTAGCCGGCCGTCCAGGTGGCGAACAGCTGTTTGTCCAAATCGATCGGCTCGAAGGCGTGGGAGAAGCCGGCCCAGTTGCTAGTCTGGGCCACCAGGGCGGTCATGGCGGCCGCCGGGGTCATGGCGGCGCTGCCCTGCGAGAGGGTGCCCGCGTTGCCCGAGGCCAGGCCCAGCGTCGCGGCCAGGGTGCCGGTGGCGTAGGTCATGGTCGAGGTCGCCCCGGTGGTGCCGGACGTGACCACAAACGCGTTGTAGAGCGAGGACCAGGTCACCGCGGCGGTGCCGGTCAGGCCCAGGGCCGTGGTGAGCAGGGCGGCCGCGTTCGAGAACGAGGTGGCCGCGGCCAGGGTCACGGTGGCGAAGGTCTTGGCCACGCCGTCGATGGTGATGGTCAGGGTGCCGCTGGTGATCGCCTGGATCTGGGCCAGGGTCAGGCTGGACGTCGCGCCGACCAGGAACGCCGCGCAGGCGGTGGTGGCGTAGCGGCTGAAGATGAGCGCGGTGGGGGTCTGGGTTCCGATGGTGAAGCCGGCGAAGTAGACCTGCGCCATCTGGTATTCCAGGCAGTTCGAGGTCATGGCCGAACTGGTCGCCTGGGTGAATCCCGGGCCACTGATGGTCACGGTCCCGACCCCGGTCACGCTGGAGTAGGTGCCGATGGCGGTGATCACGCTGCCGGGCGGCACGCCCACGGCCTGGGCGCCCTGGATCTGCTGGCCCACCGCCAGGGCCCCGGAGATGGTCTGGGTGACGGTGAGGGTGTTGCCGGAGCAGGTGCCGGTGAAGCTGCAGCTGTAGTTCCCGAAGTAGGCCAGCACCGAGGCCAGGGTCGGGAACGACATCGGGGTGCCGACCGGCAGGTAGGGATACTGGCTGAGGATCACGCCGTTCAGAGTCTCGGCGGTGCCGCCCCCGGAGACCACGCTGGGCGTCACGCTGATGAGCTGCTTGACAGGAATGGACAAGGGTGCCTCCTAGGGCTTGGTGAGGACGTCGAAGATGGTGGGCTTGGGGACGGTCAGGAACGTCATGGGCGCGGCCATGGCCGGGTTGAACTGCATGTGCAGCAGGACGATCCACCGCTCCTCGTACTGCTCCTCGCCGTTAATGCCGGACAGCTCGACGGGGTCATCGGCCCAGAGCGGGGTGAGGCCGTAGGGCGCCAGGAAGGCCACCGCGAGGGGGGACTGCCACATGGTGGCGATGACGTTGGCCCAGTCGCCCGAGGCGGTGCCGTAGCAGTCGGCCTGGATCTGGAAATCCTTCGGGGTGGTGGTGGTGACGGTACCGCCGGTGCCGCTGTATATGACCGTGTTCGCGCCCTGCCGCTTCTGGGTTTTGTGCAGCATGTTCACGAAGCCGGTCTTGGGCGCGGCCGCCCGGTTCTGCAGCTCCTGGACGACGGCAGCGGTGCCGAGGCCCAGGGCGTTCATCAGCCAGGCCTTCAGCGCGGTGAAGACGGCGGACGCGGTGATGGAGGGGGTGAACGTCATCAAGCCACCTGCTGGGCGAGGCCGACAGCAGACCAGTCGGGCCAGGATTCGAAGACGGTGGCCACCAGCCAGATGGTGCCGTCCGGCAAGGTCAGCAGGTCGCCGCCCTGGCCGGAGGCGCGGACCACGCCGTTGACGTCGCCCCGGCAGTAGGCCTTCCGGGTGACGCCCTGGATGTTCAGGCCGTTCAGGTGCTGGATGTCCTTGCCGGAGAGGCCCTGGACGTTGACCAGGCCGGTGGCGGTGGCATAGGTGGGCACCAGGGAGCCGTCCGCCTGAGGGGTGCTGCCGGTGCTGGTCCGGATGGTGGCCACCACCGACGGGTTGACGGCGCCGGTACAGTTGGAGGCGAGCCCGTGGAGGTTCATGCCTTCACCGGCCCGGGGAAGCGCTCCCCGTCCACTTCATAGGCGACCGAATTCAGCATCACCTTGGTATTCTGCAGGGTGGCCTGGGCGCCGCCCTTGAAGCCCTTCTGGGCGATGGTGACGTCCTTGTCGGGCGGGTCGTTGAAATTGACGATGGCCATCTGCAGGTCCTGGGCGATGGACTCCCCGAGCGACTTCATGACCTGGCCCATGTCGCCGTTGTTGAACCGGTGCAGGGCCTGGAGCCGGCGCGCCCAGTCGGGGGACTTCTCGGCCAGCATTTGCGAGAAGAACGGCCGCGCGACGGTTCGCGCAGCTGGGCCGCCGGCCTTGGGGGCCCGGTGGAGGTGGCCGAACTCGTTCAGGGCGGCCACCTGGGCCACCGGGGTGCCGTCGGGATACGTCGCGCCTTCCAGGAAACCGATGCGCAACTGCAGGTTCTCGCCCGCCTTGCTCATCATCTCCTGGAGCTTGGCCTTGAAGGCGGCCCCGCCGCCCAGTCCCCCGATTTCCATCAGCACCTCCCTCCCGGCGACAGGTAGCGGAAGCCGCGGTATCGCTGGGTGGCGCGCCAGAAGCTCGCGCCGTACTTGGTCTGGTTGAACCAGGCGGCGCTGCCGGTGGGGGCGTCCATCTCCGCGGTGACCTTGACGGTGCCCTCACTAGCGTCGGTGATGCGCCCCACCAGCGCCTGGGATCCGCGCTCGCTGCTCGCGTCGTAGAGTTCAGCGATGTGGGCGGTGATCATGTGCATGAGCAGGCTCTGGGTGTTCGCGTCCCCCACCGGCCCACTGCCGGTATTGTTCAGGTACAGCCCGGCCTCGGCGAAGTAGCCGGGCGCCGTGGTCGCCGCGATCCCCGCGAATTCCGGGTAGCGCTGCGACCAGTAGATCGGGTTGAAGGACGCGACGAAGCCCATGGGCTACACCAAGCCTTCCTGGGACGGCAGCTTGTCGAGGGCCTTCTTCATCTCTTCGGCGGGCCCGACACCGCGGCCCGGCTTCTTGGGGTCGATCCCCTCCAGGCCGGTGCGGTTGTCCTTGCGTTCCCGGGCCATGTCGCGGCCGGAGTTCTTGTTGTCCGCCGCGAAGAGGTGCTCCTTCTCGACCGGCTCCAGGTTCTGGTGCTCCTTGAACCACTGGTCCCAGAAGTCCTTCGGGATCCGAGTGGCGCCGTGCCCGCAGACCACCGGCACATCGGAGGGCTGCTTGTTGATGGGGCCGTTGATGCGGATGGTGTGGTCGACGCCGTCAGCGGCCTTCACCGTGAGGTGAAATCCGTTCGGGATCTTGCAGTAGACGATGACAGTTTCGGCCATGGATCACACTCCGAGCATCTGCTGGACGCCGGTGGGCTGGTAGAGAATCGCCCCCCAGGTCCCGCCGGACTTCTTCTGTTTGAAGGACGAAGAGTCGCGAACCACCGCGTGGGCGCGCATCTTCAGGTTGAAGGCGGTGGTGACCACATCGTCGCCGTTCAGCTCGTCGGCGAACAGCTGCACCAGGTTCCCGGAGACGGTCGCGTACTGCACGGCCGTCTCCACGTGGAGCTTGGGGAAGTTTTTCTTGATCATGTCCATGACGGACACGTTGTACTGGGTGACCTTGGTGAGGTTGACCTCGCTCCCCGGGCCCATCCCCAGGGTCATCGGGGTGGCCATGTTCACCATGCCATTGGTCGCCTGGATGAGCTGCTGGACCAGGTAGACGATGTCGGCGTAGATGCCGAGGGCGTCTTTCTGGACCCACAGGTAGACCGGCACGCCGTTGATGCTTTCCGCGAGGGGGGCCACCGCGGCCGGCAGGTTGGGGTCGTTGAGCAGCCCGTAGTTCTGGAGGCCGGCAAAGCCGTAGAAGTAGCTGTAGTTCTGGAACTCGGCCATCACCTTGGCAGACGCGAGGTTCTTGCGGTTCGCGGCGTCAATCTTGGCAAGGCCAGCGCGCTCCAGCTCCAGCTCACCCCATTCGGTCTGGGTCTGGTAGAGATAGCTCTGCCGGGGAACCCAGTTCACCTGGAAGTTCGCCTCGCCGGCGGGGGCGTAGTCGTCGTAAGAGGCGACCCAGCCGTTAGACTCGATGACCGGGAATTCCCAGATCATCTTGGTCCAGTCGCCCTTCAGCTCTTCGCGGGCGATCTTGGTGGCGTTCAGCGGGGCGGTGTAGACCTCGATCATCTTGGGGTCGATGACGGTGGTCAGGAACTGCGGAATACCGGCGTTGCTGGAGGTGATGGCCAGGGGCTGCGCGGAGTCGTAGCCGAACCGGCCGCGCACGTCGAGGCCGAATTCGCGCTGGGCGGCGTCCATGGCCACGTCCAGGCGCCGGCCCCACTCGGGGCGCTGCTCGACCACGGCATCCGGAAGGACGATGCCGAAGTCCTCCTGGAGCCGGTCGAAGATGAGGTCACGATTGGATTTCATGTAAAGTCGCGGCATGTTAGAACCTCGTTCCGATGATGGCCAGCTCGCCCTCGTTGGCCTGGGTCTGGAAATACCAGGGCGTCTCGATCCAGGCGGAGGCGGTGACGGTGCCGCTGGCGAGCGTTCCGGGGGTGGTGGAGACGGTGTAGGTGCCCACCCCGCCGGTGGTGCCGGTGAGCTGGTTCACGATGTAGGTCCCGGCGGCCA